TGCTAGGTGTTGCCACTATAAAACCTTTCTTTTTACTTAGAAGGTTCCACCATCAAATGTGATACCATCAAATGTCGTCAAGTTAGAAATAGATCCACCTGTAATTGTAACGTTGTTTGAATTTTGTGTTGCAATAGTTCCAACACCAATAGTTGTTCTTGCTGTTGCTGCATCAGCGTCATCTACAAGGCTTCTACCAAATGTAGTGAACGTAGCCAAGTCTGCAGTATTTGCTCCTGTAAAATACGGGAGCTTGTCAGCTGCTGATGTAAGGCCAGCTATTGCTGCGAGCTCTGCATCATAGGCTTGAACATCAGTTCCTATAGCTAAACCTAAATTGGTTCTAGCACCAGACGCAGTTGTTGCACCAGTGCCACCATAAGTGATAGCTATTGTCCCTGCGCTCCAGGTTCCTGAAGTAACATTGCCTACTGAAGTTAAGCTTGAGTTAACAACACTTGAAGCTAGAGTAGTATTTGATAATACTTCAGATGTTCCTATTTTTAGAACTTTTCCAGCAGCTAGATCTAAATGTTCAGACGATGTCCAAGCATCTGTTGCGTCAACCCAATTAAAAGTTTTGTTTGTTGAACCAAGTATTGTTATACCAGCTCCATCAGCTGTTATATCTGTAGGCGATGCTGCGTTAGCTAGAACAATGTTTTTATCTTCAACAACAAGAGTTGCTGTATTTAAAGTTGTTGTATTTCCATTCACAATTAAATCACCAGTTACGGTTAAGTTATTGCCAATCGTTACATCGTCTGGTAAGCCAATCGTAATTGCCCCACTTGCTGCAGATACTGTAACCTCATTTGCGGTACCAGTGAGTGAGGTTACTGCTGCGGTTGACAAGTCGCTAATTTGTGATCCGGTAATTGCAATTGCCGAATTACCAGCTGCTGTCAGTCTTCCTTTTGCATCTACTGTAAATGTTGCCACTGAATTTGCAGCTCCATAAGAGCCAGCAGTTACCGCAGTATTGTCAAGGTTTGAAGAAGTCAAAGAAATTGCCGTATTACCAGCTGCTGTCAAACGACCCTGGGCATCAACAGTGAATGTCGCAACAGTTCCTGCGCCACCGTATGAGCCACCAGTTACTGTGGTGTTGTCAAGGTTTATCGTGATTGTATCAGTCGCACCTGCAACAGAACTTAAGCCAGTACCACCAGAAATTGTTAGTGTATCAGTACCTGAAGTAATTGTTTGGTTTGATCCAGAGTCGCCCGAAACTGTAAATGCCGTAGCAACGTTTGCAACAATGTTACTAACATTAGATACCTGTTGATCAACATAAAGTTTTGTTGTAGCATGAGCGTTTGCCGTTGGCGTTGGAACAACAACTGTTCCAGAAAAGGTTTTATCTCCAGTTAGCGTTTGAGAAGTAGTAAGTGATACGAATGCACCAATACCACCAATTGCTGGAATATTATTTGCATTACCGTTGCCATCATCGCCAAAACCATAGTAAAGGGTATTGTCAGCTTCGTTAAATGCTAATTCTGCGTTCTTTAAGGAGCTTGGTGCACCTGGTAAACCGCTAGCGACTCTTCTTTTAATTCTTAAAATATTAGACATTTAAAAATTTCCTCCATCAACAAGATCTGATTCTGCGTAATTGACCCATTGAGATCCGTTGTAACGTAAAATTTGTCCACTAGCAGCTGTATTTATAGTAACATCGGTCAAACCATTTAAAACTGATTGAGCGGAAATATTTGTTTCAGCTGCAATTATTCTGTCTTTAACAGTTAGGTGTGAACCTGCTGGATTCAACCCTATAACGGTCTGTAAGGCTTCTACAGCGTCGTTAATGTCTGTATGCTGTTTGTGGTGGGGAACAGATACAGAATCGAGTCTATCAGTTGAAGTTGGATTAACGAAATTGTCTAAAGATGCTGGATATTGAGTGGCCATATTTTTCCTATAATGATAATATTTTACTAACTGTGTTACTCCACACAATAGTAATTGAAGAACTAGAATTACTACCTTCGTATGGTAGACCTGTTGAAGAATCTATGTAAAAAAACAATCTCGAATTAGCATCTGTGCTACCTACTTGATAACAGATAATTGCGTCAAAGTAGGAGCCATCGTGGAGAACTATTAAATCACTTGCGTCTAACACACCATTACTGACTGTTATCCCGCTGATATTTCCAGTTCTTTTTTTTATAGCTAATGCTGGAATGTTTGAAACAAATTCATCATTTACTGCATTGATTGAATAAAGTCTTTTATCGACTAGCAATACCGCATATTGAGAAGCAGAAGTGTTTATTAATCCTGTTAAAAGACCAGTTTTAGCTTTGCCATAAACTAAATTAGCCATTTTTAAACACCAATATCTTTAGATACTACAATTCTGTATTTATATCCGCTTTCAAAATATTCTTTATCTTCAGTATAATATGCTGGGGTTGCGTCCAATAAAGATGGGAAGTCAATAAAGACTTCTGGTTTCCAAGAATGCAATTGGATTACTGTAGATATATTTTCCCATCTTGATGGTGTTCTTTGTATCTTTTTTCTTTGGCATTTAAAATATGTATTACTTAAGTAGTTTGATGCCGGCCTTGCATTAAAGACTATGACTGCTCTTCCGAAATTAAAATCATTACCTAGATAAAAATCACCATTTACTGGATACACTTCTGAGATAAAGAATTCTGGGTTTTTAGCAAGGATCTGGATACTTGTATAAGCGTCTGTTCTTACGGACTTGTCTTCAACTAAAATTTCTCCAACATCTGGAGCTCTAACGGAAGAGAATGAAGATGGGGTTGCGTCATCGCCTTTCCAGGTAAATAACACCTGCTCTTCATCTATAGACTCATTTACTGCGTCTAAAAAATTAACTAATCTAATTAAATATTCTTGGTCAGAAGCAAGTTCAACTTGATCATCCCAATAGAGTCTTAATGTTCTTGATATTTGATTATAATCAACTAAAGTTTGAATAGGTGCAAATGGATTGCTAACAGCAGATGGTGTTGCGGCATTTGTTTGAACAATAAAGTTTTCATTTTTTAAACTACTAATTTTAATTGTTTTCCCGAATTTAATTACCACCATGTTGACATCAATGGCAACTATGCTATCTATTAAAGGAAGTGACAAAATATTCTCCTTACAAAAAACTAACTAATTAGTAACAAACTTTTCCGAGAAAAGCAACAAGGGACGGCTTTCGCCGCCCCTTGTCACTAAGGTAACCGTAACTATAACTACCCTAAGGTTTTTATTATTACATCTCGTTTGTAACTTGAACCTCGTAATTACGAGCAAGTCTAACGTTCTTAGCAACAGTGATACCTTCACCGTCACCAAGCATTACGATGTCATAACGTTCTTTCATCTTCATCTGACGGATGTCACGCGAAGGATCATCGAACTGATCCGTGCTCATGTCATCTTTCACAAGAAGTGTTCCCACTTCATTGCGGTCGATCAAGAAAAGGTCTGACATTGCTGGAGTTGAGCCAGACTTTGCAGTGAAGCTAACGAAAGGTGAGACGATAACATTCAAACCCATAGGAGCGGTGTTGTTTAAAGCACCTTCCTTTGAATCTGGACGGTATCCCCAACTCGTGTTAACTGCTGCTGCTGAGCCACCAGTGTGGAAAATCGCATCCTTCAAGAATACCGACCACATTAATGGGTGGAGGATAAAGTCTGTTGGGATATGATTTTCTGCCATAAGAACTGCTGCCATGTCGATAACATCATCCCAGGTAACGGTTTTGTTAAACGCACCGTCAATCCCACGACCTGTTGTATCGTCATATGAGCCACTCTCATTGTCGAACACAATGCTTGCTGCATCCTTGAAACGACTGAGGGCAATTTGTTCCTTCAAACGGGCCATTGCACGACCTGCTGCGCGAACATGAAGACCTACAATGTCCCAGAGGGAGTCAGCGATGACTTCCTCGGTAAAGGAGAGCTTAACGCCCTTCTTTGAGACTTTGCCTTCAATCTGCTTAGCAAATGCGAGTGCCTGTTCTGGGTACTCTTGTCCTTCAGGAATTTCTGCTGCCTGAATTGCATTAACTGCTGGAAACTCCAAGGAGCGTCCTTTCCCTAGGCGCACTGTCGAAAGCAATGGAGTAACGAGTAACTGTGGCTCTGCTGCTTCCTTTAGGGTACGAGAGATAACTTTAGGAAAGAGTGCTGCTGCGTCTGGGGACGAAAAAGCCTCTTTAATAGTCACTCTATTATTTTCATCTACGTGTCCATCCTCGGTTAGTGCAGTCTCCCATGCTGGGAGACCCGAGAGGAGCTCTTGGATTGTCTTGCTCATCTTAGGAATATTCCTCCTGTGTTATTTTCTTAATTAAAGTGTTAAATTGACGCGGAATGCACCAATAACATTGTTTACATCCAGATTAGAACGGATACCCAGTTTTCCTGAGAACGATCCTGAGCGGGTAAGCTCATAAACTGTCTTCAGTGCACCTGGATCTGATGGCAACTGCATGTATGAAAGCAGACCGTCATCAAAGTTGGTAGCAAATTTCTCTACCTCAATAACCTTACCAACCTGGAGGTAAGGATTTGTACCACACAACGCCGTTGTTAACGACACTGGGCGACCCATATGGTCGGCTCTAATTAAAGAACCTACCGTTACATCATCATTAACCAATGAAACCATTGGATACTCTACGTAACCACGTGCGATAAAGCCTGCACCTTGTGAAGTGCCCTTATCAAATGGACGGTAGAGGTCATACTGTGCTACGCCAACTGGAACCGACAGAGCAGCAACTGCTACAGAATCGGTTGCACCTGACGAATAAGCTGGTGTTGCGCCATTCAATGGATCCCACGATGCTGGCATCGCGTCACCCCAGGTAACACTTGAACTACTACCGTTTGCAGGTACAATTCTTGCATCACCATTTGCGTCAGCTACTACTGAAAGAATGGTGCCCTTGGTG